ACTAAGCAATTAGAAGTTTACCAAAAAGAAATGGATTCAGCAAGGAATAGAGAAATTCAAATTGCTGTGGCCGACAAAGCACCATTAATAAATAAGATAGTAACTCCAATATTAGCATTATCAGTTATTGCTTTAACGTTTGTTTTATTTTACATTTTAATGTTTAAACCTGTTGGGGCTGAAAAAGATATTATTATTTACGTATTGGGTGTTTTAAGTGCTATTTGTACCCAAGTTGTTAGCTACTATTTTGGATCTTCTCAAGGGTCTGCTCAAAAACAAACACAAATTGACAAGCTAATGAAATAAAATATTCTATTTGATTTTCAATCAGTTAGCAATTATTTAACAAAATAGTTGCTTTTTTTTGTTGTTTATATTAAAAATTGCTTTAAATTTGCTTTATAATTAAAAACAAACAACATGAAAGCACGAATCAAAACAAAAAACCCTTACACTTATCCAACTTATACAGTTATGATAGGTAATGAAGTTATTAAGGCTTTTTATTCAAAAAAAGAAGCTATTGAATTTAGAAATCAATTAAATAAATAATCATGAAAACAACAATAATTTTTAACAATTGGATAAATAAAAATAAATTCCCGAGCGTATTTTATACTTATACCAAAAAACAAATGTTTGATATTTTTATTAATAGATTTTTTATAAATTATTAAACAAACAATCATGAAAACAAAAGAACAATTTATCGCAATCGCAGAAGCTTTACTACTTAACCATGAGCTTCATTGTAAAAAGTTTGACGAACGTATGGATATTAAATTTGTAGTTGAACCGTATCCAGCAAGTCAAATGTTTAAACTATCATGCTGCTTTACGTATAGGTACGCAGATGTTTTAGTTAAAGCAGGGACTTACGATCATGAGCCAGTATGGAGAGAGGATATAAAAAGAACACAAAAGTTATTTTATTTTAATCCTAACAATTTAGAAGACTTTGTATGTGAATTTCAATTATTATTATCAGGATTAGAACTTATAAATATAGAAGCTTATGATTACATCATTGACTAATTACATTAATTGGTGGACTACCAAGAGTAATGAAAGTGTAAGACAACACTTTAATATTGAATTATATTTTAAAATTTTAAAAGCAAAAGGATTAATAAAATAACGTTCAGAAATTGCCGTCAGTTACGGCATTCAAACACAAAAAGTTTATTTAACAATTAAAAGCAAAATAGATATGCAAAAGTTCAAATTACATTCGTCAGCCGTACTTGCGGCAAATTTATTGTTAGTTGCCGTTTTTTTGTCAAGCTGCAACGAAACAAAAAATCAAAAAAACTGGTCAAAATATAAATTTGGCGTAACGCTTCATGGTGGCAAAGGTATGTCAAGCGGGTACAGTATTATTTATTGCGATAGTTTTCAAATGACAGGGTTATTGTCTGCTGATGTATGGGTAGATGGTACAAAGTTATCTGTCAAAACTGATGAAAAAATAGCTGTCTGGTCAAATGGCAACTAACTTACTTATTTGCGTTACTTTATAGCGACTTATATAAAAACAAATAAAACATGAAAATACCAAAAACAACAAAACAAACAATTGATGAGTATTACTCATTTGGCGATCAAACAAAGTTAAAAAGATTTGCAGCAAACAAAGGAATTAAATTTAGCTTAGTAACAATTAGTAAAGCATTTAAGACTGGCGAATGCAATGATGAATTATTAGACTTAATTAATGAATTTTACAAACTAAAAATTAAAAAGTATGGAAACTAAAATGAATGTTGAAAATTTAGGCAAAATGAAAACAGATTTGATTTTAAGAATAAAGCATACAGAATCACAACTAATTGAAGTTGCTGAACAAGTTGGTGTAAATAATAGAATGGAAATATTTGATAATGATTTAATTGATAGGTATGTAGCCTTAAAAAATCAAATGAGTATTTTAACATATAATTTTTTACATTAAATTTTGCTTTTAAATTAATTTAATTTATCTTTGTAAATATGAAAAAAACACAACCAATAGCGATACTCGATGCACTTCTTGCAGGCATTGCAGTTAATGGCTCAAACGCTTACGCTATCACTAAAAAAGAATGCAAGTGTGGGACTTTAAACCTTCATAAAATGATAGCTAAAATAAGAGCTTTGGGCTATAAAGTAAATGAAGAGTGGAAGACAAACCCAAAAACAAAAACAAGCTATAAAGAATTTACAATAACTAATAAAAAACAAAAACATGGAAAATAAGAATAATTCAGGTGCAATTTTTAAGAATGCTAAAAAGACAAATGAAAAACAACCTGACTATCAAGGAACGGTAAACGTAAATGGCAAAGAAATGCAGATCAGTATGTGGTTAAAAGAATCACAAAAAGGAACTAAATATTTTAGTGTTGCATTTCAAGAGCCATTTAAAAAAGATACTGAGAATAAAACATTTTCAAACGAAACAAAGTACACTCCAAAAATAGAAGATGACTCGCTTCCGTTTTAATCTATTCACTACAAAAACGTAACAATAAACAGAATTAAAACTACTTATATGAAAATAACAATTGAAAAAACAGAAAAAACAGAACTTGAGGTAACATTTCCTGTTTACAAGAAAAAAAGTATTTTCTTTTATAAACTTGAAGAAAACAAAACAACAGTTGTTTTAAACTCAAACGAAGAATATTCTATTGAAATAAAAAATTATTTATCACATTATCCATTTCAATATGATGAAACAACAGAACAAGAATTCAATGAAGCATATAACCAAGTAAAATTAAAACTATGAAAACAACAGAAAAGAACGAAAAACAAATGACAATTAATGAACGTTTAATTGCTATTCAGGCAGAATTAAAAGTACCAAAAGGAAACTATAACTCATTTGGTAAATATAAATATAGAAGTGCAGAAGATATTTTAGAAGCTGTAAAACCACTTTTAAATAAATACGAATTAACATTAACGTTAACAGACGATGTTTTAATAGTTGGCAATAAGTTATTCTTAAAATCAACTGCAACAATATTATTTAATGTAGTTAGTTTTTCAGTAAATGGCTTTGCAGAAATGAGTGAACATAAAGGAATGTCAAGTGAACAGTGCACCGGCACAGCTTCAAGTTACGCGCGTAAATATGCTTTAAATGGTTTATTCTTAATTGACGAAACAGAAAGTGATGCAGACCATGACAATAAAAAAGAAGTAGTCCGTAAACCTATTTTAAATGCAGATACAGACGCTTTCGGTAAAGCAGTTGAGTATTTAATGAAAGGTGGATCAATCGATGCTATAAAGGCAAAATATGAGGTTAGTCAGGAAGTAGAAACTAAACTAATAAAATCAATCTAATGGAAAGCACAATTGTTAACTGGTCAGTGGTGAATGAAGAGCAAATTGAAGAAGTATTTATTAAAATGAAATATTTTGAAGGCACTTGTGAAAGATGCAATTATTCAATAAAAAAATTTCATTCTGATGTTATTGGTTTTGCTATTAAAGAAAAATTTGTAAAATCAGATTGGGATATTAAAAGTTTTGTTTTTTCTTTAATAAACATTCCTTTTGATTATGAAAATATGACTGACAAACAAATGAAGTTTTTAAGACAAATATCAAAACGTTATTTTACTATTCCTTTAAAGTTCAAGTTAGAAGATTATATTAATGAAAAAAAACAAATGAAATTTAATTAATTATGGAAAGCACAATTGAAATATACAGCCCTGAATGGTTTATTAACCGTCAGGGCAACTTTACGGGATCAGAAATCTGGAAGTTAATGACTGAACCAAGAAGTAAAAAAGAATCACTATCCAAAACAGCTGAAAGTTATATTTTAGAGAAAGTTTGGGAAAAGTTAAGCGGAGAGGTTAAGCAAGGAATAAATAATGTAGCAACTGAATTTGGAAATGACAATGAGCCTATTGCAAAGAAATTCTATACATCTGTAACTGGAAATGAGGTTAAGGAATCTTTAATGCTTTACTCAAACGAAATAGAAGGCTTAACAGGTAGTCCTGATGGCTTAGTAGGAGAAGATGGGTTAATTGAAGTTAAATGTCCTTACAACGGAGCAAATCACTTAAAACATTGCTTTATAACCAACGATGAAACTTTTTTAAGTGAACAGCCTGAATACTATTATCAAATGCAATGTTATATGTTATTAAGCGGTCGCAAATGGTGTGACTTCGTTTCTTTTGATCCACGTATTATTTCTGACTTAGGTTTGTTTATTTATAGAGTAAATGCCAATGAAGAAATAATTGAAAAGATGACTGAAAAGGTAAAATTAGCAAGGGTATTATTTAATCAATATTTTGAATCATTTAATGGAAATAAACTATGAAAACTAAACAAGAAATAGAACAGTTAGCTGAAAAAGCAATACAATTATCAAATGAAAACATTGATTATATTGAATTTGCTAATCATGATAGAAAACAATGGATAAATGGTTATATTAAATGCCAAGAAAATATGGCAATAGAAAATAAAATGTTAGGCGATAGGTTATGGAGGATGTCTAATAACGCAGAGGATTGGATGAATAAACATAAATCAACAAGTAAAAAATTAAAACTAATAGAGGCATCAATAAATGGCTCTTTGGATGGAATTGAATTTGATAATAATTCTGATGTTATTGAAAAATCATTTGTTATTGATATGCTTAACGACTTAAAAAAATTACTAAACAAACAAGACTAATATGACTAATGGAGAGTATCAACATTTAACAAATGGTTTATTTACTAAACTTAATAGAATTAGCAAAGTATCTAAATATGCAAAGCAAGAAATTCACGATATTTTAAACGAAGAACTAAGCGAACAAGACGTTGAAATGGCTCACTCTCGTTTTATGTCAATGATTGAACAAATTGAAATATTAACAAGTGAAATTAAAGATAATTACACACTATTAAATAAACAAGACTAATATGAATTTTATACAAAGATTAAAAAAGTTATAAAAATTTTGAAAAAGATTAAAAATAAAAAATGCAAGGAGTGTGGAGCAATCTACACTCCATTTAATAGTCTTCAACAAGTTTGCAGTCCTAAATGTGCAAGTATTTTAGCTGAAAAGAAAGTTTGGAAAAAAAAGAAAGCTGAACTTATTTGCAAGTCAAGGACACGAACTGAATGGTTAAATATGTTGCAAGTTTTATTCAATAAACATATCCGTTTAAGAGACAAAGACAAAGGTTGTATTAGTTGCGGCAAACCATTAAAAGAAGGCAACACC